CTAACTCTACGTTATATGCTAGATCAGGAGTAGGTGCAACATAAATTGTGTTGTGATCCCACCATGCCCAATATCTAGGCTCTGCAGTTGCAGTCCTATCTGGCCAATATTCATTCATATAACTTACATCTCTTTGTTCTAAAAAACTTCTTGTTGGAGTTCCTGAAGGTGCAAATATTTGCATGGTTCTTACAGTTCCCAACGAGGTTGGTTCTGGTCTACTACCACCTGGTAAAGACAAAAATGGATTACTAGCTGTTAGATTAGCACTTTGATGAGACTTAAATACATCAATATCTACATCCCTAAATATTCTATTTTCTGCGTGCTCAATAAAATCATTAGTTATAGTAGAGGATAAGATATCAGAGCTAACCTCTGTATAATCTAAAATTTGTTGAGTTAATTCTGAATATGTTGTAGCCATTATGAAATACTTACCGTTACACTTCCTAAGTAAGAAGATACTACAGGAGGTTGCTTTTTAGAAACTTGCATGGAATTATTATATTCAAAAAATCCTGAACCGCCAACAAAAACTGTCATTGGTTCTGTTCTATCAGGTCTAGCGTCTTCTATACTCTGTGCATCTGAAGAATGTCTTTGTCTCTCTAATTGAGGATGTTTTGATTCAAACTCAGATTTGTGAACTAAAGACCCATTCCATTCTTTACGCATTTCCTTGTAAGAAAACTGTATGCCGCTTCTATCTGATATTGCTTGTGAGTATTTACCAGTTGCTTTTGGCATTAAATATAACTTCTCTCTGGGGTTGCAAAGAAACTAGATCGAGGTCTGTCTTCTTCTGATGCTCGTTGCCACTCTTCTTCATATAATTGTTTTAATAAAGGAGTTCTCTCTGGAGCTTTTTTTACTGAAACGTAGTATGCTAAGCCAGAAGTTAAACAAGGTAAAAATCTTGTCGGAACTTCCAACTGATCATTGTAATCACCCGCATCTTGTATTTTAGTTAAACCATAATACTTAAAAGTATGCGCCGCATCTGGAGTAGGATATAAAAATAAAGTTGGTGTAGAGGTTCCTCTTTCTAAAAAATATTGCACAGGAGTTCCTGTGGTTGATTTATTAGATATGTTTAAATATTCCGCTCTACTTATTCTATCTACTTCGATATCGGTAGATGAATCAGTTTCTGTAAATACTACAGCCTCTAATACGTCAACTAAATCTGAATCTAAGCTATAACTAGTTGTACTACCTGTTAAAGTTTTTGTTCTTAACTCCACTGTCCATAAATTAATACCTCTGTTAGCCCACTCAGCTAACATTATATTAAGAGAACGTCTTGCGCTTTTTAAATCATAACCTGATCTAGAGTTGATACCACATCTTTCAAAAGCTTCTTCTATGACCTGATCGACATCTAAATCAAAACTATTTGTTCCTGATGTTGCCATGTTTTACCTTTTTCTTTTTCTTTTTTTTAACAAACTTCTTTTTCTGACCTGCCTTAGATATTTGCTGAGGCATGGAAGATCTAGAAATCATTAATAATTTTTAATAAACTCTGCAATACAAGTATATGTATTACCTGAGTCTGCAGCCGCAGCCACTACAAAGTTAACATCATTTTCATTGGAATTACTGCTTGTGTTTGCTGGTATGCCACCAAACTCTCTAAAATCCCAATAACCAGAATCTATCAAAGTTATAATAGGAATATCCCCATCAGAATCTTCATAATCTAAACGAGCAAAAGCATCTGCGCCATCACCATTTGCACAAGTCCACCATACTCTTTGTAAAGAAAGTGTTGTAACTGATTGTCCTTCTTTGTTAGCTGACAACGCTGAGACGTCACCAAAAACTGTTGTGCCTCCTGTGCCGTCAGACTCGACTACTATTTTAATTGTTACTCTCTTATCATTCTCTTGTAGGATTGTAGGTCCTGTTACTGTATCTGCCATTTGTTTCCCTCCTTAATCAAGAAACTGTGGGGCCGAAGCCCCACTAATTATTAAAATACTGAGTATTCTAGTTCTACTGTAAATCTTCCAGCAGTTATGTCAGCATTTACCGCAGTTGTAGCAAAAGCATATAAGTTTTTGCTAGCAATCGCCGCTGTAACGTTTG